GCTATCATGTGTGTACTAATTGGACTATATTTATATTGACTATCTATAATATAGAACATTTCTTGCATTAACATATAAATATTATAAGATATGGAGTTGTCAGAACTAATAATTGGAGGAATAACATACACAATAATTTCGTCCTTGATTTTTTGGGCTGGTTATTATGTTGGTAGAGGCGGGGGGAATTATTCAGTTATAAGTAAATTTGAATTAGAAAATATGCTTCGAAGAGAGCGAGAAAGGCCACGTATAACAAAAATAATTAAGCCCACGCCACCAAAAAATCAAGAAGGTGTTTAAATAACCTCAAAAAACAAAGTACACCGGCATTGGATACGCTGCTTACCGCTTAACCTTACATCTCCCGGAAACTTTGCAGTCTCACCACCTACGATGAAATTTGATTTAGCATTAACCTTCTGGCCGTCAGCAATAGTATGATCATCACGTGTATTATTATCCCTTGTAGAGAGCCAAACCTTTTGCATTTCAAAGCCAGTTGATAAAGCTCCTTCCAAAGATCCTGCATTAGAGGCCGTGATTACCTCGGTACGGCTTATAAGCAGCGCCCTTCGCCTGCTGATCAACCCCCAACGCTCCCGTAGTCGTTTTGCTGTATTAGGTATAGAGAGCCCCTCTTTACCTGCTTCTATCAAAACACCCCGAACCATGGATAAAATGTTATTGGTTATTCCCTGGATTTTTGTTCCCGCCTCTTCTCTGGCAAATCTTATGAAGGATTGAATCCAATTAGGTTCCAGGTCGTCGGCTTCGTCCTTAGTAAGCATTAAATCTAACACCTTGCTTACCTCCCTATTAGATTGTTTGGCAAACTGAACACCAACCATTATATACAGAGTTTCAAAAGCCTTAAAAACAACCTCATCCCTTAGTATATTATCAGGAATATTGACAGCCTGTTGATTATTCGAGGATCTTAGTATATGCTCAAATACAGGTTGTATCTGCTTATCTAAGGCTCTTTTGATAATCTGGAAAGCCGCCTGATCAAAACTTCTCCTATGGATGTCTATTTGCTTCCAAAGAAGATGTTTTTGGATATCTGCCTTATCAGGTGTGATGATCATTAGTTATACATCTTTAGGCCGATGTCATTTAACTGTCTTTTAACGGCGTCTTCAGCTTCTGTTAATGGGTCAGTGCTTAATTCAGACAAAGGAATTAAGCCAGGCCTTACCCAGGGTTCATCGAATCTTGGATCATCAACCGGATCAAAGCCCATTTGCTTAAGAGCCTCGTTAGGCGGTAGCATCCATAGTTTTGTTAATGTGTCGGCCAGCTTATTCAAATCTTTCTGTAAGACTTCAACACCTGAGAAATCAGGCAATAATTTCAATTTCTTCCCATTCTCAAAAGAAGGGACCCACCATTTATTTAACTCGTCAGCCAATTCATTAACTAACGGGCTGATCTTACGTGTAAAGTAAGTCTTTTCAGCTTCACCCATGTTATTGAGCGTTGACGCCATTGGATCATTAAATAATTTACTATCAACGCCCCACACATTACAAAGAATCCTCATGTCTGCATTTAATGAATCTAAGATGGCCAAATCAACTACGCTCATGCCAACCTGGTTCCATTTTGCCGGGGCATCTGTTATATAAAGCTTCTTATAACCAGCGTAGTTTTTCTTAATGTTTTCAGCGATCCTTTGGCGTTGTGTTTCGGTTATATTCATTTCCCTCTCCCCTTCCGCTCTTGATATAAATCCGTCTATCCCTCCTGATTGAAATTTATTGGCCTTTGCGTTGTATCCACTATTTGAAGATATAACCGGCATAGTAGCCGCTTGGACTGGGCTCAATCCTTTTAAGTAATTTCCGTTTTGATAATCAGGGTTAAACATTCTCATATGAAGTACCTGTTCTGCTGGTATCTCAGTCTTTGTCTGTGTCCACTTAAGCGTATAGCCTCTTATTGGTTGTCTCCACCCCCCGGAAATTACCTCAGTGAATTGAGAGGGCATTACATAAAGTTCGTGAAATTGACCCGCATTGTTTCCATTCTTTGGACCTACGCCATTTAAAAAACCGTTACCTGTAAGCTGGTGGAACTTGAAGAATGTTTTTCTTAGCTCTAAACCACCCATTTGAGGATTAGGAGAATGCCATATGTCTAATATCTTATGTTCTTGAATCTCTTCTCGGTCTCCATCTTTTTTAACCTCGAATAGTTTCCAGGGAATATTTGCGGCGTCATCACATATCTTGTTGACTATCGAAAACACATCAGCATTGATTTTATACGCATTGTTAATAAATGCCTCTGAGTTATCAAAAGATCCAATAACATTGCCAGGGCGTATAAACTCCATAAGCATTTTCATGAAGTCAGGATTAAAAGAACTGATTACTTCTTCTTTTCCTGTCAATACGCTAACTGCTGATTTTATTCTGTTAAACAAGTTCATTTAGTATACCCCTCCTGAGTAAGTATTGTTGGTAATCATTAATTCAGTGAGTCCCCAAACCAAACTATCTATATTATTCGGGGAATAATCATCTATATTTATGTCCCATGCAGTCATTTCGTCTTCAAGCTTGTCAAACATCCCTACATGGTCTATTTTTCCTTGTTCATAAAGTGCTACAATAGGTTCTGCCCTCGCTATTTTCCCTTTGCTTGCATGCACTGATTTGTAGCTAACATTAGGATCTACTGTTCTTAAAGTGTACTCTATCAAATCACCACCATTGTTAGCCTCGCCTATTATCCTATCTGCTCCGAAGTCGTTATACTTCTTAATCGCTAACTTAGCCCAGTAATCAGGGGTCCATATACCGGATATGTTATCCAAAACATATCCTCTCTTATCCCTTCCTAACCCTACTACAGTTACACTTGTTTCGTCGCTGTCAGAGTCATCACCTTTTGATTTCTTCTTAGATGTCACTGCTGGGTCAATAGCTATTACAATCCTTTCGAACTCAACATTAGTACTCTTTACATGATTGATCATTGATCTTTTCCATAGAGCGCCTTCTATATCTTCAAGGATCTCAGCGTAAATCTCTTGGCGTCCTAATGTGGTGTTTTCATACTTTTTAGTGATTGTATGAATGAAAGCTTGCGCTAAGTTGTCTTTATTTTCAAAGGTTGATCCGGTAGTACAATGGGTGTGCTCATCTTTAATGAGTTCCTTAATAACCTTTGTTGGCCTTGGAGTTGTAGTAACAATACATTGAGGATTATTGCCTAATCGTAAACCAAATTTGAGCTGGTCCCAGGCTTCTGCATAACGCCAAGCTGCAAGCTCATCGGCCCATGCTTTGTAACATTGAGGCCCGCGTAATCTGTCAGGTTCATCGGCTGAGAACAATTCACAGATTGCCCCGTTTTTGAAGGTGACTCTTTTTTTTGATGGCTCATAGTGTGGTCTTTCTTGTTTTGGGAATATAGACATAATACCGCTCTCCCCTTCTACCATAATGTCTCTTACGTCTGATGCGGTAGCGCCTACCAAGTGCATTCTTGGGTTATTTTCCGACCATATGCGTATTGTTTCGGCTCCTGTACGCGTCTTTCCAAATCCCCGGCCTGCTAATATCAACCAATAAATAAAAGTCTCTTTAGGTAACCTTTGCTTGTCTCTGGCCCATAGATGCCAGTCATGTAATAGAAAGTCGGCTATTTGGTCATTTTCGAGGCTTAATATTGCGCTCTTAATTTTCTGATAGCTCGTCTTTTGGAGTAAGCTTTTCAATAAGGGCGCGTCTTGCATCTTCTATGGTTAAAGGGTTGTCTTTATCACCCGAGAGAGTAGTGCGATTTAACTTAGGGATTACAAATTCAGACAATCCCAAAAGTACATCAATTCTTTCTTTTGGTTTTAGCTCTTTAATATCTTCGGCCAACTGATCAAATCCAATAGTATCAATGAGTTTTTGAAACATACCCCTAACTTCATCGCTCTTTTTATTCTTTATACCTTTAGGCTTCCCATTTGGATTACCAGACTGTCCGGGCTTAAAAGGCATGACTGTTGAATTTAATTGTAAGTTTCAATAAATAGATTAACTCTATCACTTATCAAATATAATCAATTTTATCTATTAAGAAAAAACCCCATCGGGGAGACGGGGTAATTTACTCAACCAGCTATGGGAAGAAATTATTCTAAGGTGTTATTTTTTCCAGTGTGAAGTAGCTCCATCTATA